ATAAATATACAGACTTACAACTTTTGGTTGGTAATACCATAATGGAAATTTATCATTCATTTTAGAAAATACTATAGTACATTTGCTGCGTCTGGTAACGTAGAAATTCCAGCAGGAAAAACAGTTGCAGTTTTACTTTATACATCATCTTATCTAGATAGCAGAGGAAAAGTTAGTGAAGGTATGCTTTCAGGTAATGTATATATCTATGGTCAATTTATACAGTGGGGGATTTATAACATACGTAGCAATTTTCTAACTACAGGACTTGAGATCGATGTAGAGAGAACGCTAAGAGCTTGGCAGTGCCCAGGATTAGATGCCACCCACAAAATCTGGAATTGATACCAGAAAACGGAGAAAACCAATGCCAATTTATATTCATTTTGAAAATAACAAACAAGTAGAAACAACAACGCTTGAAAGCAAGCCAACTGGGAATGATTGGTATGAAGCGCCAAAGAATCTTGATTGGCAAAAGAGCTATTGTTTAACTGAAGGAGGGAAAATTGTTGAAAGGAGCAAAGAAGATATTGAGCTGGAATTACTGGAAACTGCGAAGCTTTCTGCACTTGATAGTGTGCGTTTTTATTATAATAACTATACTCACCAATACGCAGGAGCTTCTCATCAGAAGTCTAAGTCGTATGAGATACAAGCGAAAGCCGCAGAGAACATTTTAGCAGCACCAGAATCCGTAGATGAAAAAGATGCAGAAATCGTAGAACCTTTAGCAAAAGTCCGTGATATCCCGGTTATTGAAATGGCAAGAATAATTCAGGAAAAAGCCAAAAAAGCAGTAAAAGCAATAATCAAATGTGAAGAGCTTGAAGATTTAGCCAAGAGGAAAATTGAAGAAGCCAAAAGTGAAGTAGAGCTACAGGCTTTGCTCGATGATTTTAAACAAAGAATGCAAGAGAGTTAAACTCTTTTCTATTTACTTTCCAAAATTCAACATACAAGGGAGAAAATGACAGAACAATTTTTACATGGGGTAAATGTTATTGAGATTACCTCTGGTGCAAGAACAGTACGCACAGCTAAATCATCGGTAATTGGCGTAATTGGTACTGCTCCGGAAGCTGACGGGCAAAAGTTTCCACTCAATAGTCCAGTATTAATAGCAGGAAGCTTAAAAGAGGCAGCAAAGCTTGGAAAAAGAGGAACTTTGCCTTTTGCAGTGAATGGAATATTTTCCCAGGTTGGTGCAACGGTAGTAGTTATTCGAGTTGAAGAAAGCAAAAATAGTGAACCAGAATTAAAAGAAGAAGAAACAGCAGCAAATATCATTGGAGGAGTTGATGAAGAAACCGGGGAATATCAAGGGATTCAAGCATTCTTAAGCAGTGAAAGTATAGTCCATGTTGCCCCAAGAATACTAATTGCACCTCAGTTTACTCATCAATTGCCTGGAGATGCTGGAAACCCAGTGGTTAGCGCTTTAATTCCTATAGCAGAAAAGCTAAGGGCGATAATAGTAGCAGATGGTCCAAATACCAATGATGAAGAAGCAATAAAGTGGAGAAAAAGTGTAGGCAGCTCAAGAGTTTACGTTGTAGATCCTTGGGTAAAAGTGTTTAACAATGGAAAAGAAGAAACTTTGCCGTCTAGCCCATTTGTAGCCGGTTTAATAGCCAAAGTAGATAGTGAACAAGGCTTTTGGCAATCACCTTCAAATAAAGAGATAAATGGTATTGTTGGAACAAGTAGGGCTATTGATTTTACCTTAGGTGATACAAGTTGTAGAGCAAACCACTTAAATGAAAATGAAGTAACAACGATAATCCACCAAAATGGCTACAAGCTCTGGGGAAACAGAACGTGTTCAGATGATCCAAAATGGGCTTTTCTGTCGGTTAGGCGTACTGCAGATCTAATCAATGATAGTCTACTGCGAGCTCATCTATGGGCAGTTGATCGAAATATCACCAAAACTTATATAGATGATGTGATTGAGGGGGTGAATTCCTACCTAGCAAGTTTAAAAGCACAAGGAGCGATTATCAGTGGAAGATGTTATGCAACTCCAGAGCTCAATACACCGGCAAATATTGCAAGTGGCAAAGTGTATTTTGATTTTGAGTTTACACCACCATATCCAGCAGAACAGATTACTTTCAGGTCACACCTTGTGAGTGGCACAATATCGTAAAAAGGGGAGAAAGAGAGATGTTACCAAAGATTTTAAAGAATTTTAACGTATTCGTAGATGGCCGTGGTTATGCAGGAAAAATAGATGAAGTAACCTTGCCAAAACTTACCATAAAAACTGAAGAATATAGAGCTGGTGGTATGGATATTCCAATAAATATTGATATGGGGATGGAGAAACTTGAAGCTGATTTTACTTTTGCCGAATATGATTCAGAGCTTTTCAGGCTTTTTGGCCTCATAGATGGGAATTCGGTTTCTCTGACGCTAAGGGGTGGTCTTCAAGGCAGTGGAAGTAATGATATTGAAGGAGTAATTATCAACCTTAGAGGCATATTCAGAGAATTTGATTTTGGCAGTTGGAAACCGGCTGAGAAAGCAACGCTGAAGTGTACCGTAGCTGCGCATTATTACAAACTAACGATTGGTAGTAATGAACTAATAGAGATCGATGCTGAGAATATGATTCGCAAGATTAATGGTGTTGATCAAATGGCTTTGTTACAAGCAGTTCTAGGTATTTAGGTTTAGTTTTAAAAAGATTTTAGAATTTTATTTTTTAGGAGAAAGTATGAAAACAGTAAAACTTGATAACCCAATAACAGTAGAAGGAATTGAGGTTTCAGAATTAACTTTTAGACCAGTCAAAGTAAGGGACTGCCTAGCAATGGAACGTGCCGGTAGTAGTGATTTTGAAAAAGAAGTTGGATTAATAGCAAACCTTGCATCTGTAACAAAAGAAACAATTTGGGAGTTATATTTTGCAGACTACATGAAAATACAGGAGGAATTGAAAGATTTTTTTCCATCGGTTACACAAAGGACTTAAGGCTAAATGTACTAATGCTCTGTTCCGTTGTAGGTGGCGGAATTGAGCAGGTACTTGAAATGGAAATAAACGAATTTATTTTGTGGACTAAAGCAGCAGGAGAATTTAAATGTCAACATTATCAGTAAAAATAGGTGCCATACTAGATGGTAGCTTTAATAGCGCAATGGCAGGAAGTAGTGCTCAACTTTCCCGTCTTGGGGGTACAATAAGGCAACTTGATGCATCGATGAAATTGGTATCTAAATTTAAGGAGTTAAGTCGTAACACATTAGTTGCCAAGAGATCCTGGAAAGGCTTAGAAGTGCAAGTAAAGTCCTTGGCTCAGCAAATCAAAGCAACAGCAAAGCCAAGTAAGACCTTGAAGGCTCAGTTTGATAAGGCTAAGGAATCGGCAATAAAGGCCAAAACAGCTTACTTACAGAAGAGAGACACTTTACATGCGCTCAGTGAAGAATTTAAGAAAAGTGGAAAGAATATACAGTCTTTGATAAGAGATCAAGATAAACTAGGTGCTTCTGTAGGTAGGCTGAGAAGTCAATATAGTAAGTTAAACTCCGCCATCAAAAAACGGGACATGTTTTTGGAAAGAAAAGCGTACTTTAAATCGCAAATGGTGGAAACGGCTACGCTTGCACTCGGGCTTGCGGCTCCAGTTAAAGCTGCAATTGATTATGAAAGTGTTATGGCTAATATCAGGGCAGTGATGAAATTTTCTAAAGACAAAGACAAGGAAGCCAATGATAGAGGATTTATGGAACTTGGCCAGGGAATAAAAGAGTTATCCCGAAAAATACCGCTATCGGCTGCAGAATTGGCACAAATAACTACAAGTGGTGCTAGGCTTGATATTCAAGAAAAAGAAAAGCTCCTAGAATTTACAGAAATAGTATCAAAAATGGCAGTAAATTTTGGTATGAGTGTAGAAGAAATAGGAAGTGCTGCTAGTAATCTTTATAGCATTTACAAAATGGACTTAGGAAAGCTGAAGGATCTGGGAAACTTGGTAAACCATCTTGCAAGCAATACTTCTGTTGAAGCAAAAGATCTAATGGCAGCGATAAATATAGCTAGTGGTGCGGCAAGACAATTTGGTTTGGAGATTGAGCAGATAGCTGGCTTAGTAAATGCCTTCATTATGTTAGGAAAACAACCAAAGAAAGCAGCAGAAATGATAAATGGTGTGCTCGTAAAACTTCAAACGGCAGGGGAACAAGGAGATGAATTTATAGAAACACTAGAAGAAATCGGGATAGATATAGAAGAACTCGAAGAGAATATCAAGAAAAACCCTCAAAAAGCACTACTAGATTTTTTTGAAATTTTAAAAAAAATAGATAAACATGATCGGGCTGGCATTCTGCTAAAGCTCTTTCAACAGGGAGCAGAAGATGATATAGCGCTACTACTTGAAAACTCAAAAGTATATGAAAAGGTGCTGGATTTATTAGCTGATGAAGGGGAACGTGCAAATTCATTGCAGGAAGAATTTAATGACCGTGTGAGTACAACAGCTAACCAATTGCGATTGCTGAAAAATTCAGTAGCAGAAGTAGGTATGAATCTGGGTTCAGTGATGTTGCCTATTTTAAAACCTATAACTGAAAGGTTAAAATGGGTAAGTGAACATATAGCCTCATTTGCAGAAAAATATCCCACTGTAACTACAGCAATCATGGGTACCATAGCAGCACTGATAAGTCTTAAAGTTCTAGCAGTAGCCGGTGGTTATGCATTTTATTTGGCTAGAAGTAGCATATCAACTTTCTCGATTATTTTGCATGGGGTACTGAGGCCTGCACTAATATCACTATCGTCATATGCTATTCCAGCGGTAATTACTGGACTGAGTGTTTTAAAAGCTACGACTTTGAGCTTAGCAACGAAAGCTTTTCCTCTACTATCATCAGTTCTACCTGCAGTAGTAACAGGATTGAGAGCAATAACATTAGCTGTAATTAGCAACCCTATAGGACTCTTAATTGCCGGACTTGTCACAGGTGCAGCACTTGTTATAACTAACTGGCAAAAGGTAAAGAACTTTTTCTCTAGCATCTGGAAATCGATAATAAAACCCATTGGAGAAATGTTTTCATGGATGGGAAATACTGTTGGTGGCATATTTGGAAAGGTTGCCAAAAATAGCCCACTGAAAGAATTTGAAAAAAGAAAAAGTATTGTTACTGAAATAAAAGCAGTCCATACTCCCCTTAAAAGTAGCATTTCTAATAATGAAAATTCTCTGTTGAACAATAGTGCAATTAAAGAATTGTCTGAGAGGAGCAAGAATAATGTAAAAATCAAAAGTGTTATCGAGGAGAAAAAATCTATAGAAGGTAATCAAGTTGATAAAGTATTTGAAAAAAATAGATTTGAAAAAAAGGAGTCAAAAACACATAACCAGACATTTAATCAAACGTTTAATATAATTGTTAAAGCGGAGCCTAACCAAGACGCCCGTAGCATTGCCGATGCAGTAATAGAAAGATTCAGAGAACAAGCAAGAGGGGCTCTTTTTGATACGGTGGAGGAGGTACATTAGGTGTTGCTTGGGCAATGTAAGTTTGATCCAGTAAGCCTTAGGTATAGTAAAGAGCAGAGGTGGCATACAGTTGAATGTATTGAAAAAACATCATTGCAGAGTATTGGCTCAGGAATTGAGAATATTGATTTAACAGGAGTGATTTATCCGCATTGTCAAAATGGCAGTTTAGAACAACTAAGGAATATGCGTGAGCCAAATGTTTTAGTCGATGGTTCAGGAAAGGTGTTAGGAAATTTCGTGATTACTCATATAGAAGAAAAACAAACATTATATTTCCCTTGCGGATTACCAAGAAAGATCGAGTTTCAATTGAAGTTAAAAAGCTACAACAAGTGATTTACTATTTTACCAAGGATAAAGAAATGCTGGATTATATTTGTTGGAGGCATTATGGTTACAGTAGTGGAGCAGTGGAAGTGGTCTTGGAAAAAAACCCTGGACTGGCAGATTATGGAAGTTTTTTGCCAGCAGGGTTGAAAATTAAGTTGCCTGATGTTCAAAGGGCATCACAAAAGTCTGTTGTAAAAATTTTAGATTAGTGAAGCCAGATTTTAGTATAATAGCAGATAGTCATTCTATTACAGAGGAGTTAAAGAGTAGCGTAATATCTCTGCATATTACTGATGAATCTGGGATAACGAGTGATGAAGCTGAAATATGTCTTAAGTATGGAAGTAATGCTTTAGAGCTCAAGGGCGAGCTGAAAGTTTTTTTAGGGTATAAAGAGACCGGGTTACTGTCTATGGGAGCTTATACAGCAAGTGAGATCACTATACAAAGTCCACCACAAATTTTAAGAGTCAAATGCCGTGCAGCAAACTTCAGAGGATCGCTGAAAGAAAAAACATCAAAAGAGTGGAAAGAGATTACTTTAGGCAACTTAGTAAGAGAGATAGCAGAAAAGCACGGATGCGAAGCGAAAATTGCACAAAAATTTGAAGGTATATTTATATCGCACATCACTCAAACAGATGAAAGTGACATAAATTTTTTGAGAAGGATAGGAGATGAGCATGAAGCAACGGTAAAACCTATAGGAGGACATATAATTTTTATTCCAAAAGGAGGAGGAAAGTCAGCAATAGGCAAGGTTTTAGGCACAACAGTACTCACGCCTGAAGATGTAATAAATTGGAAGGTAAATTTTAATGTGCAAAGCAAATATGGGTCTGTTATAGCAAAGTGGCACAGTTATGAGAGGGGAGAAACTATAGAAGAAAAAGTAGGAAATGAAGAACCAAGTTATCCGATACATAAGCCTTATTCCACTGCAGAATCAGCGATCAGTGCAGCAAGTGCTAAGCTAAGACGATTGAAGCGCGGTGAAGCAAAATTAAACGTAACAATACCCGGCAATCCAGAGTTGTTTGCAGAAGCTAAAATAAATTTATTGGGATTTTGTCAAGAGATAGATGGCGAATGGGTAGTAGAAAGGGCGGAGCATATTTTAGATAATAGGGGATACCAAACCATGGTAGAAGCAATGATCAGTAAAGAATGAATCTGTACCTTTCATAATTTCTTTAACTTTATAGAGCATATTCTTTATTAGAAACATTGTAAAATGTCTTATGAGAAAAATTATAAAATATATTAACATTACTGTTGCCGCATGTTTTATATTGTTACTTTTTATAATTAATACAAAATCGAGGGAGGAATTACTATTTTTAGCTATAGAGAATAATAACTTGAAAGAAGTAAAGACGTTACTTGAAAAAGGTGTAGATCTCAGTGTTCAAAATAACAAAGGAAACACACCTTTAAATGAAGCTGTTTTCAAGGGACATACAGAAGTGATAAGGTTACTTTTGGATAATGGAGTAAGTGCTAATTATGTAGATAATAATGGAAGGACCCCATTACTCATAGCTGCCACGCACGGACATATAGAAACAGTTAAGTTACTTTTGGATAATGGAGCAAACGTTAACTTAATATCGCATACTAAAAAAGGACACGAAGCTGCCCCTTTACTTTTAGCGATTATGAGTGGATCCCCAGAAATGGTAGAACTGCTTTTAAATAATGGTGCAAATGTTAACCTTCGAAATAACAAAGGAATGACACCATTACACGCATCTGTTTTAAAAGGAAATATAGAAATAGCAAAACTACTTTTAAATAATGGGGCGGGTGTTAATTTTACAAATAATGAGGGACTTGTTACACCTTTATACTTAGCTATGCTTCAGCAAGACACAGAGATGATAAAATTCCTTTTAAGTAATGGAGCAGATGTAAATTTTGTAGATCGCAATGGAGTTACACCTTTATTTACGGCTGTTAATGATGGACGTACAGAAATAGTAAAACTACTTTTAGAGAATAGAGCAAAAGTTAATTTTGCATACAACAATTCAGTTATACCTTTGCATTTGGCTGTTTTGCGTGGACATATAGAAGTGGCAAAGCTGTTGTTAAGGCATGGAGCAGACGTTCATTTTTCTGATCGTAGTGGTAATACAGCTTTACACGTTGCTGCTTCTGGTGGACATATAGAAATAGTAAAGTTACTTTTAGAGTATGGGGCAGAGGCTAATCTTGAAAATGATTACGGTAGTACACCTTTTCACATAGCTGCTGATAATGGACATGAAAAAATAGTAAGATTACTTTTGAGTGATAGATATCAATAATAGCCACACAAAGGATATTACAAAGTTATCTTTCTGCTTCATCCATCAATAAAACAATGAAATTTTAAGTTAGCAGCTAAACACCAGATGTAGATTAAGCAAATACATTACGTATTAAACCTATTGGGAATTCTTTTAAAATTAACATTTCAATCATTATATATGCAAAACCAAAAAATTCCAATCGCAGTAATAGTAACGATGTTAATACAGACCGTAGCGGCGATATGGTGGCTCGCCAAGCTAGATTTACGGGTTCACATTCATGATAAATTTATAGAGCAGAACAACGGATTGACTGTTACGGTATATCGTCTGGAAGAACGGGTAAAAAATCTTTCTGAGGAATTGGATGAATTCAAAGCCAACTCAAAGTAATTATTCTGGCATATAAAGCTTAGACTGCGATTGGCGATCTTTCCAATTTTCGATGTATTGCTCAACTAGTGGAGAATCTCCAGTTATGATCAGTAGGTTTTCAGCATTTTTCCTCTGTGCAGCATCAGAAAAGTTGAATGATCCTGTTATGATTTTTTGGTTATCAATAATAATTATTTTACTATGAGCAATAGCGGGTTTGAAGTCGATCCAAATTGGGATTTTTTGCTCAAATAATTCGTTAATTACACTACGTTTTGAACTAGTTTGCGATTCGTCGAAAATAACCTTAACATCAACACCCCTTTTCTTAGCTTCGATTAGCGACTTTGCAATAGGCTTAGAAGTAAATGAATATGCCTGAACCAACACAGATTTTTTGGAACTATCTATAGCATTAATTATTTGGTTAGTGCAATTTTCCCTAGGTGTAAAACAGACTGTAGTTTTTGGACAGGTAACACACCCTGATAAAAGTGAGCAAGTTAATAGAACTAATAAATATCTAAACATGACAAAATATATACTTTCAGTAGATGGCGGAGGCATAAGGGGCATCATACCAGCCATAATACTAGCAGAAATAGAAAAGAGAGCAAGAAGACCGATAGCTGAAATCTTTGATCTGATGGCAGGTACTTCAACCGGTGGGATTGTTGTAGCTGGGTTATGCAAGAAAGATGATCAAGGCAAACCTCAATACTCTGCAAATGATTTAGTTGAGCTTTACCAGGAGTATGGATCATATATTTTCAAGTCTTCATTTTTTAGGCAATCAATATTATCTTGGTTTAACTGTGCACAATACCCATATGAAAATATCGAGTCGATATTGGACAAGTATTTTAGTGACGATATTCTAAAAAACACTTTAAGTAAGGTACTGATTACAAGTTATGATATTCATAATAACTGTCCATTTTTTTTCAAAAGCTGGAAAGAGGACAGGAATTTTATCAAGTTGAAAGATGCACTCAGAGCCACAACAGCAGCACCAACATACTTTGCACCTAAGTACTTAGAAGTTAGCCAAGAAAAAAGAGTATTAGTCGATGGAGGGGTATTTGCCAATAACCCAGCGGCTTGTGCGTATGCAAATAGTAAGAAACTTTTTCCCAACGAAGAAATCGTTCTGGTGTCAATTGGCACAGGTCGGCTATCTAATCGAATCAAGTACAGAAAATTAGGAAAGATAGCCTGGATAAAGCCTCTGTTAAATGTGATGTTTGCGTCGAGCCTTGATGTAGTGAATTATCAACTAAGTAATGTAATGGACGACAGATATATAAGAATACAATCACAACTGACAATAGCGTCGGCTGAGATGGATAACATTACATCAAAAAATATTAAATGTCTACAGCAAGAGGCAAATGCAATGATAGAGGACAACCAGGAAGCAATAGATAGATTCTGCAATATTGAACTATAAACGATGCCAAGCAAACTAAAGAAATTATACCACAAAGCAAAGAAAGGTTTAAAAAACATAGTTTCGCCCAAAAAGCATAAAACTGTGACTAAGGGGCAAGAAGCTAAAATTTCAAACGATAAGCCAAAACCGCTACATGAGCAACCTCTAAAGTTGATGGAGAAGACCTCTAAAGTAAAAAAAGATAAAAAAGGAATAAAAGAGAAAATAAAAAGCTTAAAAACGAAGAAAGCAAAACCCGTAGAAAAAGAGCTGAAAAAGGGCAACGTGTTCAAAAAAGGCTTCAAAAAGCTAAAAGGGAAAATAAAAAAATTAAACCCGATAAAGGTTAAGAAAAACAAGATAATCGGGAGCAAGAGACTAGCATTTTTACTAACATCTGCTACAATCGTGGCAATTTTACCAACATTCAGTTTAGCTCCCTTGCCAGCATTAGCCATAACTTCTGCATGTGTTTTCAGTATTAACTTTATCGCAGTCAAAACACTAAAGAAATTTATCAAACAACGCAAATTAGCAGCAGAATCTAAAGAAGAGTCAACCCTAGCTGAACCAAACAAGCCGGAAGAAGAAATTCAAGATGTAGCAATTGAGCCAGCTAAGAGAGACTCCGAGCAAATTTCCAGAGAATAATACTCTTTACTTATACAAAAATACCCTTGTAAGCTTGACTTCACGGCCTTCTTCTGTTATATTAGGTAATAGTAAGGTTAGTATGGTGATAATATCTCATAGAATAAAGAAGCCTATGCAGACAATGACCTTGCAGCCACTACTAGACTTTATTATAAATTAGGAGGTTGGTATGATTACGAACGAGGCAAAAAGAGTAAGAGACAACACTAAAGAAACGAGGACAGTTATACATACTGCTGCTTCTCACGGTGATTTAGAGATAGTCAGATTCTTTATAGAGAAAGCTGGGTATGACATCAATTTAAGAGATGAAGATGGTTGTACTCTCCTATTTTATGCTGCTGTAGGAGGTTGCCTTGAGGTAGTGAGATACTTAATAAAAAAGGGAGCTGATATTAATGCTACTGCCAAAACTGGTGCTACTGCATTGCATATAGCTGCTCGCGTAGGTCATCTTGAAGTAATAAAGTGTCTTGTAGAAGAGGGAGGAGCAGATAAAAATGCTGTAGATAATAATGGATATGGTGTTTTAGACTACAATCGTGGGTATGATCTCCTAACTGCTAAAGCTACTCTTTTTGATAAGCCTAATGATGCTGGTAGTAGAGTTATTGATTATAATGAGCTTAACAACGAGCCTAATGATAACACTAAGCATTGACTTACAAATTTGATTTAACAGCCTTTTTCTGAGACAATTTTTATACTTTCTAAGTATAGAAGTTGAAAGAGTAAAGAAAGTTATATTTAAGGTTGCTGCTTGTGGTTGCTTAATTGACGCTAAATCAACACATAGCACAATCAGATGTCATAAAACATCTAGCCGATTGGCAATCCCAAGTTTATTACAGTCAAAATACTAAAGAAATTAACGCAAATTAGCAGCAGAATCTAAAGAAGAGTCAACTCTAGCTAAGCCAGAAGAAGAAATTCAAGATGTATCGGTCGAATCAATAAAAGAAGAACCTAAACAAGTTTCCAAATAATAGACATCTATATTAAATACTTTCCTATTTTTATTTAAATATTATCTATTCAATATAAAAGTAGTGGCAATTTAAAGATTTTATTTGTAAAGTTCTAGCAAAACGAGTGCGCGAGTTAATAATTGATTCACGATTGACGCTGTATACTGAAACAGTGGTTGAAGTAAAAATTATGACTGAAAATACATTAAAACTACAAAAGGAAATAAAACGCCACAACGAGCTATACTATCGGAAAAACAAACCAGAAATCACTGATGCAGAGTATGATGAGTTGGTAAGAAAAGCAGGTATAAAGGTTGTAGGTGCTGCACCTGATGAAAGGTTTTCAGAAGTACAACATGTCGTGCCTATGCTCTCATTGGCTAACGCTTATGACAAAAAAGAAGTTGAAGAATTCCTTAGAAAACTTCTAAATGTACATGAACTGGAAATAGTTTGTGAGCTGAAAATAGACGGTTTAGCTTTCACTGCAATTTATGAAGATGGTGTGCTCATTAAAGCTGCAACGCGCGGTGATGGTTTTGTGGGAGAAGACATCACTCACAATATCTCAACCATAAAGGATTTTCCCCAAGTTTTACCTGACATAAAGGGTAGATTGGAAATCAGAGGGGAAGTCTATATCAGAAATGATGACTTTCTGAAGTTAAATAAGGATAATCAATTTTCAAATCCGCGCAACACAGCATCCGGTTCATTAAGACAACTAAATCCAGAAGTTACTGCTAGCAGACCACTGAAGTACTTTGCTTATTCTTTGATCGGCGGAACAGAAAGGACCCAATCTGAAGTATTGAATAAGCTGAAAAAGCTTAGATTCTGCGTAAATGAGCATCAGTGTTTAGCAAAAAACGTTGACGAAATCCTGGAGTTTTATAATAGAATATATGATAATCGCCATGAATTGGGTTATGATGTTGATGGAGTTGTCTTAAAGGTAAATAATTTAACATTACAAAATCGTCTCGGAAATACCAACAAAGCTCCTAGATGGGCCATAGCTCATAAATTTCCTGCAGCTCAAGGAAAAACTAAGATAGTTAAAATATTAATACAAGTAGGCAAAACGGGTAAATTGAATCCGGTTGCAAAAGTAATTCCAATAAATATAGGAGGGGTTCTCATTACAAGGGTAAATTTGCATAATAAGGATGAAATTGAGCGTAAAGATATAAAGGAAGGAGACGTAGTGGTAGTAGCTCGAGCTGGTGATGTTATTCCTAAGATTGTGGCAGTAGACAAAAACGCTCGTTCTCGAAGAGCACCAAAGTTTGTTTTTCCTGATATTTGCCCGGAATGTGGCAGTAGAGTTGATGACTGGGGAACTATAGCTATATGTTCTGGAGGAAATGATTGCCCAGCACAGCGAATAGGAAAGTTAAAACATTTTGTGGAAGTCCTTGACATTAAAGGTTTTGGCGGTAAACAAGTGGAGTTCTTTTATGACCTTGGTTTGATAAGGAAAATATCTGATATTTTTGCTCTCGAAAAAAAACTTAGAAAATTTAACTTAAGCGAGCTAAATGGATGGGCTGAGAAATCCGTATCTAATCTATTGAATTCTGTCAATAGTAGAAAAACCATAACCCTTGACAGATTTATATCTTCTCTAGGGATTCGATACGTCGGACCACATGTAGCAAAATTACTAGCAAAACATTATGGCTCATATGAAAATTGGTATTCTGCTGATGAAGAAGAATTAATGAGCATAATAGGCGTAGGCGAAGAGACCATAACTTCCTTGGAGGAATTTTTCTCTGATGAGGATAATGTTGAAATGGTAAAGAATCTTGCTTCTCAACTAAAGATTGAGCCTGTAAGTGCTAATGTTAGTAATTCCCCTCTTAGCGGTAAAATGGTGGTTTTTACTGGCAAGCTGTCAAGGGAGAGAAAGGAGATGCAAGCAGAAGCTGAATCCGTAGGTGCAAGAGTGAGTGACAAAATATCCAATAAGACGGATTGGTTGATTGCCGGTGAAAAACCTGGGTCAGCTAAATATAAAAAGGCTTTAGAACTGGGTGTGAAAATTTTAACTGAGGAAAAATTTAATAAATTAATCTTGGGAGAAGAATAAACCCTTCTCGATCAATTCTTGTATCTACTTTTTAAGAATGGCACCTACGATTTTATTTGTTAGGCCCTTTTGAGTATACCCTCGCATTGGCATATAATTTTCTACTTTTTGTGCTATTTTACACCTTGTAGTACACTTTGTGTTATTGTTAGCTTTTTTTGAAACCATACTTTATTTACAAAAACAACCACACATATTGTATCATAAAATTTTACCAAAGTCTATTATTTTTTTCCACGTATCCATAAGCTCTATATGAAATTCTTGCTATGGATGCCTATTTGGGTTTCAAGTTGCTCTGCAGTCAAGCTAGTTATTTGAGAAATATCATCAATAGAAACACCTAGTATAAGTAGATTATTCGCAACCTTGATTGACTCTACTTTATCAATCTTTTCTTTGTAAATTTGCCTTCTTTGGGATAAAAATTCTACCCATGTATCCAGTTCATCTCGTGATTCTTGATTGCTAATTTTTTTAGACTCTCTCACCCAACTTAATAGTTCTTTTTCTCCTTCACCATCTTCGTCTTCACAGCAGTCTTCTTCCGTTGATTTAAGCACCAGATCCTTAGCATCCACTGACAATTTTCTCGCTATTTCCCATAACCTTTCACCGAACATGGTGCTCCCTTGTTCATAGTAATGTACCTGTGGACCTCCTACACCAAGCTCTTTTGCTAATTCCTCTTGCGTACACCCTTGTATTATTCTCCACTTTTTCATCTCTTGTCTTTTGCTTCGACGCTTAGAACCTTTTTCCTCTTCATTATCATATTCATCAGTTGATAAGCCTGTTGCTCGGTAGATTATATCAGTAGCAAATCCTGCCTCCAGCATATTCTCCGCCATTCTTACTCTTGCTGCTTTTACATCACTTTCCTCTTCAGCTCGAATAGATTTGGTTAATGCATAAATCGCTTTACGTGATTCTCGCCCTCTTGTTTTTGTGTATTTTCCTATGAAATCGTACATCCATTGGATCTTACTTTTATCAAAACAACTGTTTTCTTTGAGTACTTTTTGTCTAGGAAGTAGATCACTCAAACTAACTGATAATGCATCTGCTATAACTTGTAATTCTTCATCTGGAATGCCACATATCCCTTGTTCATATCTTCGCAGCGTATGATAGTTTATACCTGTTTTGTCTGCTAGATCTTTTAGGGTATATCCTCGCTTTAGCCTCCAGCTTCTTATTTTTTGCGCTATTTTGTATCTTATGGAGATAGTAGTAGTATGCTTTGCCATGCCGCAGCGGTTTCACAGAAATAAACATATATATCCTGTTAATAGGCTTTTTGCTATAACCTACTTTACTAAAAGATTAAATTTAGCTTAAGCGCTTTTATTTGTTGGAAGAGCTTGCAATTTTGTGGCTGCAGATAAAGAAGGGAAGCAAAACCTCCCTCCCTTATTGTTTAACGTTGCTTAAAGGTTTCTTTACTACCTCCACATGTCCTATCCACCCACAAAGACAATGCTTCACTTGAGCAATTATTACTAACTGCCTTTATTTCTTCTGTAACCTTCTCTTTACTCCATCTGCCATCCCTAACAAAACTTCCTTTTTCTACCGCTTCTTTGACCGTCATTCCCCCAAAAAGGCAACCTTTTCCTATTACTTCACCTCCTTTTTGTAGTTCAGACCACATTTCTGTATCTGCTACTCTGACCTGTACTTGATGGTCATTTTCTGCATTATGGTATACTTCAATTCTTAAGCCACCAATGCTTGTGGGAAATGTTATCTCAAAAGCACTATTGTCAGATATATCGGTGTAATTTCTTTCACCTCCTTTTCCACTTCTGACTTCAACTTCACTATTACCCATTTTTATAATATCACCTCCTAATTTTACCTCCCCTGTGGTTAGACCTAAATTTTTTGTACCTTCTAATACTCTTGCAACATTTACTTTGCTATTCTCAGAAAATTTCATAAAAAATGTTTTGTTATCTATTCCGACATCTTCTACGATCCCTTCATTTTCAATAGCACTTTCACCGACTTCTCTCAGTTCTTTAAGCCATTTATCTATCTGTGGACGAACCTCTTGATACAGTTTGTTATGAACTTCACTTATTCGCTTATCCTGCAATAGATCGTAACTGAACATTGCTCCACTTAGCATCAATTCACATATTATATCTTCCTTCTCATTTTCTTTGCATGGGATCGAAAGCATTTTCAATATTACTGCATCAGCAAAACTCGTCTGTCCTTCACTATATGCGTTTATCCTGATTCCAGCATGTAGTGCTTGATCTACAACTTTGTTCAGTTCACTTACACTTTTTACCTTTACCACTGCATTTTTAAACCATATCAATTCTGCATTTTCAATTGCACTCGGCTCTATCTTGTTTAAAGCTGGAATAAATGGATTTGAACTTTGACGATTTGAAGATTTTGTGTTATAAAATTCACGTCCTTCTCCAAAGTTGATTACGAAATCTCTAGGGGAAGGCACACTTTCAGGCTTCTGAGTCTTCTTATCGCCTGCAAAGACAGGCCACCAGTTACTAGTACGATCCATGGCATCAAATATTTCCGGTAATCTGCTAAGATCGTTCTTATTACCTGTTTCGTTTGTAAAGTTAGACCTCTGGTTTTTCTTGCCAGTACGCCTTATACCTTCAATAGCACTAGATAGTCCATTTGGTAACTTTTTAGAATCAATGATTAATTCATAAGTATTTCCATCTATATCATCAAATGATACTGTTTTTTTAGTAGTCATATAAGCCTCCTATATTAAGCATATTATCTAAGTCTATAGCGCAATTTATTGCTTTACTATTAACTTAATATACAAATTATAGAAAGATCTTGTATAGTTTGCAACTATTTATAATAAAAGAACAGATCTATTCAGGCTTTTATTCCTTTATTGTAACTTAATATACAAGCTATACAAAGATCTTGTATAGCTTGCAACTTTTGTGATGTCTTTTTCCAAATCTCAGCTATAGAAATATGCTTTCCTTAAAGCACGCATAGCTTTGCTACTTGATTTTTATATTTATTATTCATATTTCGTATTGTTTGCCACTAGCAGTGGTAGCCAAACTTCCCAAACCTGAAAAATTTGGCATTCCCATACCTTTATAACAGGTCGTTTTTCTTAAAGCTGAGATGGCCTTTGTCTGTTACCAGAATATGATCTAACAGCTCAATATTCACCGATTGACACGCAGATGCCAATTCCATTGTCATATTTTTATCCTCTTCTGATGGCTCTAAACTTCCTCCAGGGTGGTTGTGAGCTAATATTATTGATGCTGCCTTCCTTCCGATTGCATTTTCTACCACTTCCCTTTCATATAGATGCACTTCATCTATTGTACCAAAATGCACGTCGTCGTCTATAAAACGGCGCTGTGTATCCAAATATATTATCTGGACAGCTTCTCTCGCTGAGAGGCCTATACTTACCCTTATATATTCTATGAGCTTTTCGTTACCCATTACCGGTCCTCTCTTTAACCCTTCTCTTAGTGCCCTCTTGTTAGCTTCCTTAACACATGTAATCACTACAACTGCAGGTTTAGTTACTCCTCTTATCATTTGCAGTTCATCTATTTCCCGACCTAGAATGCCTCCTATTCCTGTACAAGTATTCACTAGATTTTTAGTAATAGCTTGAGCTTGATGTACTGAACTTAGAAGCGTTTCCATTATTTCATCATCACGTAGAGCTTTACCTCCACTGTTCAATGCTCTAAATTCTATTTCTTTTCTACGATCTTTACTTTTATTCTTATTATTCATATAATATATCCTTCACTAATAATAAATTATTTTTAAATGTTTACTGCTATTTTTTTAGCAGTATTGGCATAAGGCCATAGCTTTCGGGCGAAGTCAAATCAATTTTTCAATTTTTTTTGTTTATTTTTTTATGGAAATATAAAAGATATTAATAATTGCTGATTTCTTTAAGCAATGTCGTTTTTAGACTCGTATTTTAAGGTGATATAAATCTATTGCTTCAGCAGGTATACCTATTGTTTGGGAAATGGCATCAACAGAAACACCTAGTATAAGTAGGTTATTTGCAACTTTGATCCCCTCTGCTTTATCAATCTTTTCTTTGTAAATCTGCTTTCTTTTGGATAAAAATTCTACCCATACATCCAGTTCATCTTGTGATTCTTGATTGTTAATTTTTTGTAACTCTCTCGCCCAGCTTAATAGTTCTTTTTCTCCTTCACCATCTTCGTCTTCACAGCAGTCTTCTTCTTTTGATTTAAGCACCAGATCCTTAGCATCCACTGATAATTTTCTCGCTATTTCCCATAACCTTTCACCGAACATGGTGCTCCCTTGTTCATAGTAATGTACCTGTGGACCTCCTACACCAAGCTCTTTTGCTAATTCCTCTTGCGTATATCCCTGTATTATCCTCCACTTTTTCATCTCTTGCCTTTTGTTTGGACGCTTAGAACCCTTTTCCTCTTTATTATCATATTCATCAGCTGATAAACCTGTTGCTCGGTAGATTATATCAGTAGCAAATCCTGCCTTTAGCATATTCTTTGCCATTCTTATTCTCGCTGCTTTTACATCATTTTCCTCTTCAGCTCGAATAGATTTGGTTAATGCATAAATCGCTTTACGTGATTCTCGCCCCCTTGTTTTTGTGTATTTTCCTATGAAATCGTACATCCATTGGATCTTACTTTTATCAAAACAACTGTTTTCTTTGAGTACTTTTTGTCTAGGAAGTAGATCACTCAAACTAACTGATAATGCATCTGCTATAACTTGTAATTCTTCATCTGGAATGCCACATATCCCTTGTTCATATCTTCGCAGCGTATGATAGTTTATACCTGTTTTGTCTGCTAGATCTTTTAGGGTATATCCTCGCTTTAGCCTCCAGCTTCTTATCTTTTGCGCTATTTTATATCTTGTAGCGTTAGTATGCTTTATACGGCTACTATTAATGTTACTAGCGGTCACTCTTTTTCACACGATTTCAAAACAACTAACTCTCCAGATGCCTGTTGAAAACTAGTATATTCAATGCCTATGCTGTGACAAGCTAAAATGGCACAGGTAACTTATGTTGCTACGGTCTTTAATCTACGTAACTTGGAGTTTCTTCTCTTTTTTAGTGGTTTCTCAATCTCATAACTTCTGTATTTCAGCTTTTTAGTTTCTTTTCTAGCCAGTCTATCCGCCTCCTCGTTTACCATTGTGAGCTCTAACCCACTTCCAACTAACGTCATGCTGTAAGGCAACTTCATCTAGCTCTTTCCATAATTCCATGTTTTTTACTGGTTTTTTAGTTGCTGTTTTCCAACCATTTGCCTTCCACTTGCTGATCCATTCTGTTATACCCTGTTTAACATAGAGACTATCTGTATGTAAAATAACCTCACAAGAAATTTTTAACATCTTTAGCCCGTTAATTACAGCCCTTTTGTTGTTCGTTGTGTTTTCCTCACCTCCAGAGATACGTTTCTTGATAAAGACACTTTTATTTTCATACATAACTACAGCAGCCCAGCCTCCTGGACCAGGGTTTCCAGAACAAACTCCATCTTGTATATATTGTAACCTTCTTTTTTTCGCCCATACTAACAGGATACGGATTTAACATAAATTTTCTACTGAAATATGTTGATATTAAGTTTCTGATTTTTTATTATGAAGGTGTGAGAGGTTAATCTCACGATAATCGTAATTGAGTTTTTACGCTCGTATTTTTATTAGGAAATTGGCCTCTCACACCCAAAATAGGTATTTTTGAAGTTTTTTATAACTACTAAATTCATGAATTCATTTGCCGGGGTTTTTAGGCGCTTTATGATGGGGATATAAAAAGATGTACAAAAGGAC